AACTAGAGCCCTTGCTATAGACAGTAATCGTGATGCTGTTTTAAGTGCTTGTATAATTCATGATTTATTAAAACGCGGAAAGGAAAAAACCAGCTGGACCTTAAAAAATCATCCTAGATTAGCGGCTGATTTGGTTATGGAGGTACAGAGAGACACTCAATTACTAACTGAAGAAGATTATAACATAATTTATGGTAGTGTTTATTATCACTATGGTCCTTGGACTACTAAAGCTTTTGCTAAGCCTATGACTGAATATACTTTACCAGAACTTTGTGTTTATATAAGTGATTATATAGGGTCTAAAAAGTTCTTAGACGTTCAATATAAGGATATAAAACATGAGTAGAGTTAATAAGAGTAGTACTGAGTATCTAGATAGTTTGTTACTTGAGGGTGAAGGTTTAGTGGTTAGAGATGTAATGGATGCATTTAAAGGTTACTGTGGTCTATTTTCTTTTGTGTTAAGTATTTCTCAGATGGATAATTTAAGTAATAGTAAAAAAATAACACTAATAAAAGAAATACTAGATTCTTCAATGCTTTTTATGGTAAGGAAATATAAGGCTAACTTAGAAGTATATAATAGAATTATAGAGGATAGACCTGAACCTGGGAAAAGGTTTAATGACTCAGTAGTAGTTCCTTTAAAATTACAAGAGGATTATGAGTTAGGGATAGAGGAAGCTAAGCAGCTTTTGTATATAGAGATAGAAGATATTTTAAAAATTCTAAATATAGATCTCGAAAGTTGAACAGGAGAAGTATATGAATAAAGATAATACATTTGGTAGTTTAGGTACAGGGGAATTAAGACCTGGGCAAACGCCTAGAAGATGGGAACCGGAAGGAGGGGTTACTAAACTAAATGAGAAAATACATAAAGAGAGTAAGTTTGCAGATCATTATAAAAACTTACCGTTTGAGTTTAGAAAACCGTTAAAATCTAAAGGGAGATCTTCCGTTATTAGGTGTGATAATTGTGGTAAAATACTTTATGGAACGACTGCTACTGTAGGTGTAATATGTAGTGGTTGTAATAAATTTTCTTCAGTATCGGAGGTAACTTATGAAACCGATTAGACTAACTCAAGGTAGAAAAGGTAGACCTATTGGTTTTAAACTTAGTGAAGCTAGTAAGCATGCTATAAGTGAAGCCAAGAAGGGACAAAAACATAAAGAGGCTACAAAAAATAAAATATCAAGATCTTTACAGAATTATTTTAGAAGAAAAGACCCTTTATCACAAGAAATTATAAATACTTATTGTAGAATAATTGATGATGATATGTGTGAGTGGGTATTAAATGTAGAGGAGGAATTGGATGATATACGTGATGTATTGACTTTTAAGTCTTTACAGAATAAATTAAGAATAGAGATTTCATATGGTGAAAACATAGAAGAAATGTTTGGTCATTCTTTAACTCCTGAATTACTCCTAATGTACAAACAAAAAATGGAGGAGTAAAGATAATGGCTAGACCAAAATTACATCCAGCACATAGAAAAGTTAGAGACCTTTTGCCAGCTAAAGATATTTTTGATGATGATGAGTTGAAATTGTACGGAGAGTATGTAGAGGTATACTTAGCAGATTTTGATGCTGATGAGTTAATTTCTAGTGATCTAGATGACATTATGAGTTTGTCTATGAATAAAGTATTGTCGTTTAGACTATTAAAAGAAACTAAGGGTGACTCTGATAAACAACTTGATATGGCGGCTACTATAGAGAAGCTTGATAAACGAAATGAAAAACTTAAAGAAAACTTGTCTTCTAGGAGGCGAGATAGGATTAATCCTAATGAGCTTAAAGGCTTCTCCATTGTTGATTTAGCGGTAGCCTATGACCAGCAAGCAAAAGCAGCTCAAGCCAAACGTATGGCTAAACTAAGAGCTGAAGAGAAGTTGATGAGGAAAAATAGAGAAAGTTATGATGGCAACAGGCTTGATATAGAGGAAACAAAAGGCGAAGAAGACTAATGGCTAAAAAAAGACAAAACATGGAAGCGTTGCTGGTACAAGGTAAGGAACTTATAGAGTTTTATAGAGCTCACCCTTGTACAGCCGCTTATGAGCTCCTAGGGGTAGATTTAGCACCTATTCAGCGATTGGTTTTTAGAGACATGTGGTTTAAGAACTACGTCATAGCTATTTGTGGACGTGGCGTGGGAAAAACTTTTATGCTCGGTACTTTAGCTGCATTAAGTTGCTTGTTGTATCCAGGTTATAGGGTAGGTCTAATTGGCCCAGTATTTAGACAATCGTTAATAAAATCAGACACACTTGCTACGTTTTGGACAAATGAAGGATTAAATACAGGTACAGAGGATTTTTATAATAAAGTAATTCCAGGAAAAACAAGAGTACAGTCAAATTTTAATCATAATACAGTAGTCAGTAAATGGACAGATAAAGATAAAGCATGTAAGTATATAAAAACTACAAAAGGATTTGAATTGTCTGGTACTATAGATCATGCCGTTGTGTGTTTAAACGATGATTTAGATACTGAATTTAAAGACTTACAGGATATAAAAGATGAATATATAGCAATAAAAACAGGATTTAATTATTTTGGTAATGATAACTCGATGCCTGAATTTGAATTTGAACATGATTGGAGAACTAAAAATTGTTTAATACCTAAAGAATTAACACCTTCTTTATCTTATTGGATGGGTCTTTTACTAGGTGATGGCTGTGTTTCTGTTAGTAAAAATAAAAGAAAACAGCGTGTAGACTTTGTAAGTGAAGACCAGGATTTATTAGACTCTTTTGAGAATAATCTAAGAAGATATTTTTGTGTAGATAAAGAAGAAAAGATAGATAGAAGGAATAGAAGGAATGATACTTGGGAAATTCAATACTTTTGTAAGCAACTAGCCCAGTATTTATTAGAGTGTGGTTTTACTAAAACAACAGCTCTGGATAAAAAGATTCCTAGTATTTTAAAAAAAGCTTCACGAGATAACTTAATAGCTTGTTTACAGGGTTTATATGACACAGATGGGTGTTTTTATGTGCAAAAAAATAAAGGTTCTGAAATTGCCTTTAGTACTTCTTCTAAACAACTAGCTAAAGAAGTGCAGGCTATACTACTAAATTTAGGTATAGTGTCTAACTTTGGTATAAGTAAAAAGGCATGTATAAGACAATTATCGCAAGGAAATAAACCGTCTAAATGTGCAGAAGCCTATAAAGTTAGGATTACAGGACAAACTTTTATCAAAAGATTCAATGATACTGTTGGATTTAGATGCTTAAGAAAGAAAGAAAAGCTTAATGCTTATATAGATAACCATTTTAATCAAGAAGAAAGTTTAGCTAGGGCTATTGGTCTTACAAATAAATTAATAAAGGATAATTACAATAAAGCCAAAAAATTATATGAACAAGGGTTATACTTTGTTAAAATTAAAGAGGTTGATTACTTCTTTTCAGAAACAATAGATATAGAAGTAAAAAATGAACACTGTTATTGGGCTAACGGGTTTATTAATCACAATTCAAAAATGATATTTGCTGAAGTAGAGAAACTATATGATCAATCTTCAATTCTTAGAGAAGCTTCTGCAAAGAAACCAACTCGTGGTTCAGACACAGCTTATTTAAAATTTAAGTCGGTTGCTGGTAAAACTCCATCATATATTGAGGGACTACCACTAGGAGATGGTAGTAAAATTCGTGGATCACGTTTCTATCTAATTCTTGTGGATGAGTTAGCGCAAGTTCCAGATCAAACTTTGGATATGGTAGTAAGACCAATGGGAGCAACCTCTTTGGCACCGATGGAAAGAGTTCGTAGACTAGAGGAACAGACTCGTTTGATTAATGCTGGTCTTGCTGCTGCTGATGATTTTGCTGAGGAAAAAGTTAACAAGATGGTAATGACTTCCTCAGGGTATTATAAATTTAATCATATGTGGCGACGTATGAGGGACCATTGGAAGATGGTGGCGGAAGCTGAAGCTCAAGGTAAGGATTGTGATTATGCAGTGTGGCAAGTACCTTATTGGGACTTACCTGAGGGGTTCTTGGATAATAATAATATTGCTGAAGCTAAACGTATTATGTCTAGACATGAGTATAGTATGGAATATGAAGCTGCCATGGTTTCAGATTCAGAGGGATTTTTTAAGGCATCCCTATTAGATGATTGTACTTTAGGGAATGATTTTACTTTACAGTTCAATGGAGCGCCTAATAAACAGTATATAATGGGTATTGACCCTAATCAGGGGGGAAGCGCCAGTTGTGGTGTGGTTATTATTGAAATAGGTAAACCTAATAAAATAGTTAATGTAATAGAACTTAAAAAGCAGACCACACAAGGACTTACAAGATCAGTACAACAACTTTGTAATCAATATAATATCATTAGAATATTCATGGATAAAGGCGGAGGTGGAAAGGCAGTATGTGATTTATTAGAGGAGGGTTACGGAGAAACCGAACCTATTATTGATAGAGGAAACCAAGATCATATACATTTAGAAGGAAGACATATACTAGATATGGTTAATTTTAATCCTACTTGGATAGCTGATGCCAATTTTACTACAAAAGCTATGTTTGAGGATAAGAGTCTTTTATTTCCAGATAATCCATCTAATTCTACTAACGATTTATTAGCTAGGGCTTATATAAATATAATAACGCTTAAATCACAGTTATTAAATATAGTAGTTACTCAAACTTCTACTGGTATATTGCATTTCGATACTCCTACTAAGCATATGAATAAGGATTTATATTCTGCACTTATATTAGGAGCCCATGGAGCAAGACAGGTTGAGAGGGAACTCGAAGAGGGAGATGGTCCTATTCTTCATAGTGTAAGTGGCTTAGTGCGTAGTAGAGTAGGGACTAGTTTTGATTATTTAGGATCTCAAGGCACTTCAAGTTTTCAAGCACCCCCACTATTGGAATACGGACTAGGCCACGCGGTATTAAAGAAAAGAATTAAATAAGGGGGAAGTTTATAATGGAAAATTATAATATTTTATTTATCGACGATGATAAAAATATAATATCAGTATATAGAGCTATTATGGCACTATCTCCTTACTCTTATAAAATAGCTACAACCGGAGAAGAAGCGCTGCAGTTAATAGAGACTATGTCTTTTGATATTTTTATAGTAGACATTAATTTAAGAAGTAAGGAACTATCTGGTGTTGATTTAGGTGTAGTTTTTAGGAAGAAATTTAAAGATGCTAAGATTTATGCTATGACTGGTTATTCTAATATATTTGATTCTATAGAACCGTCAGTAGCTGGATTTGATAAGGTATTGAGTAAAGGTTTTGGTTTTACTGAGCTTGTTGAGCAAATTAAAAAAGATTTAACAGGTAATAATTAACTAACCTCTGTAATAATTAGAGTATTTATATAGTGGGGCCTTGGTACATGGTAAAAAAATAAATAAAGCTTTTGATTACCCAGGTACCCACTTTTAATAATAGGAGGATTGAATATGTCAGAAGAAAATAGAGGTGAAGCTATTGGTACACCTTGGTGGATAAATAATATGCCTGCTGACTATACCAAAAGTAGATCTGGTAAGGCTACTTGGACAATGGATGATATAATAGGAAGAAAAGATGTTACTAAATGGATATTATCTACTGATTCTGTAGCTACAGTATCAGGTACTCCTGGTAGTATTTTAAAAGGATAAAGGTTATTAAATGGCAGATGATAATATAATAGATATAAATAAACTAACTTCTGATCTACAAAATAGATACCCAGATGCTGGTATAGAATCTCTAGAGATAAATAGAGAGACTGGTCAATCTGTTTTTATGCTCAAACCAAATAAACGTAATCTAGCTATATTAGATAAACCTGGTATGGCTATTAAACCTAGGCTTGAATCTGCTGCAACTATAAATAGAGACTATACTTCACGGCAAACTTTGGATTTAGCCCTGAGTAAAAATCCTTATGACGAAGACCCTAAAACACTATATAAACAAGCAGAAAAACATTATTACACTGATCCATTGGTTGGTTCTGCTACAAACGCCTTAGCCTCTTTGTCAATGAAAGGGTTTGAAAATGATATTGATGATGAGAATATCAAACAGTTTTATGATACCTGGACATTTGATGTAGATTTTAAAGAAGTACTAGAGTGGATTTTTCTTGATTTTTTTAAGATAGGACATGTTGTAACTTATAAAGTTTTATCTAAGTATGAACCTAGAGTATCTTTTTTATCACCCGTACCAGGGCAGAAGACTAAAAAAGGCGACTCTGCTTCAGAAACTGTCAGGCTTCATAAATTACATGCTGAATTTGAAGATGAAAAAGATGCGGAAGTGGCAAAGCTTGTCGAGTCTGCTAAGAAAAAAGGTGCTTCTTTTGAGCAGTTAATGGAGGTTGAAAAAGCCGCCAAAAAAAATATATGGTCCAAAGGATTTCTTCCCTCCTCATACACAGTTTTAAATCATCAACTAGTTAATATAGAAGGTAACCTTTTATTTGATAAAGTAGCTGTAAAATTAACTCCCCCACAAGAGCTAGGTCAGTTATTACAAAAAGCTTCTGGAGAACTAACAGAAGAAGAAAAAGAACTAATTAAGTCACTACCTAAAGAGATTAAATCTGCAGCAGAGCAAGGCGGTGAGTTTCAACTAGATTCGAGACTTGTGGGAATGGTTACTTATAGAAAACAGCCTTATGAACGTTATGCAAGACCTAGGGTAACTAGGATATTGGATACTATAAAATATAAACAATCACTACAAGAGGCTGATGTAAGTACACTTGATGGTATTTCTAATTATATTCTAAAGATTACCATAGGTAATGATGAGTACCCAGTCGTTAGTCAGCAAGAATTAGAGACAGTTGCTCAGTTATTTAATAGTCCATCAAAAGCATTTGATGTGGTATGGAACCATACACTGGATATTCAAAAAATAGTTTCGCCCGAGATTGAAGCTATTTTAGGGCAAGATAAGTACAAACAGGTAAACGAGGATATGACAGCAGGTCTTGCTGTAACTCGTGCCATAATAGATGGAACAGGGGATATCAATGCAGCAGAAGTAAATTTACTTACTAAAGGTCTAATGGAGGAGATTCATTATGCCCGTCGGCAAGTAGAGAAATGGATTTATAAGGAATATAGACAAATAGCAGAGGCAATGGGTTTTGATCGTTTTCCTAAAATACGTTGGGACGATAGTGTGTTACGTGATGAGGTATTATATATGAGCACATTGAGTTCGCTAGTCGATAGAAGGATGTTGTCATATCAAACAGCCTTAGAGGCCTTAGGGTTTGATTACGATAATGAATTAAAGAATATGCAAACAGAGTTGCCTTTAGTAGAAGGTGGTATTTTTGGTATAATTGGCAGCCCGTTTCAAAAAGCAGTAGATGGTCCAGGAGTTCAGCCTAAGCAAAAATCACCTACAGGAACACCTAGTAAAGGAAGACCGGCTGGTGAAACAAAGACAAAGAAAAAACCTAATACAAACCCAGACAAACAACCTGGTAGTAAGCCTACTAAACCAAAAAAGACAGCGGCTATTGGGGATATAAGTGTTATGGATGATGAACAGTATTCGGCTTTTCTGGGTGGCGCAAGAAGTGTTTTAGATGATACAGAATACGCAGAATTTTTGGAAGCTGTAGAGGTAGTTAGGTATGAGTAAGAGACTTACATATGCATTTGTTAAAGAGTCATTTGATTCAGAAGATTATACTTTACTTAGTAAAGAGTATGTCAATAATGGTTATAAATTAGATTGTATTTGTCAGAAGGGGCATAAAGGTTGGCATCGGGTGGTGCTTAAGAATAGGTATAATATAAAAGCGGTGTCATATGTATAAATATGATTCAAATATAAAAGTAGACGGTATTGTTTATAAAGTAACTAATATGATAAATAATAAAGCTTATATAGGACAAACTATCCATTCTTTGAATAAAAGAAAAATTAAACATTTAAATCTGGCTACAAGATCAAATATAAAAACTCATTTTCATAGGGCAATTAATAAATACGGGGAAACTAATTTTGTTTGGCAAATTCTATGTTCTTGTAATAGAAAGGCTGAGTTAGACAAGAAAGAGGTGTACTACATCGAGTATTATGATACATATAAAAACGGGTATAATATGACTTTAGGTGGTGAAGGTACTGTAGGAAGAATATGTAAGGAAAGTACTAAATGTAAAATTTCCAAAGCTAAAACTGGTAAAAAAATGTCTGAAGAATTTAAGAAAAAATTATCAACTATGCGTCGTGGGGTTAAAAAATCAAAAGCTCATGTGGCTAATGTAGTAGCATCAAAAAGTAAGTATTGGGATGTAGTGTATCCTAACGGTACTCATAAGGTAATAAAAAACTTAAGTGCTTTTTGTAGAGAGAATAATTTAAATGATTCAGGAATGAGATTGGTAGCACTTTATGGTAGAAATCACCACAGAGGATTTAAATGCCAAAGAATAGATAATATAAAAGCAAGTCAGTAATAATTAGTTGATTCATAATAAATAAAAACTCACGGAGAATATTAATGACTTTTGATATAGACTATGTGGCGTTTTATAATGAAATGAAAGAATTGATTATGAATGGTTATGATTTTTATAGCGCTCTTGAGATATTAAGAGAGAAGTATGGAAATAAATAGAATAAATAATTACTAGGAGAGGATAATGGAAGATAAGTATAAATTTTATTTAACAGCTAGTATTGACATGGATGAGGAAACAGAGGAATTAAAGAAGGAGGTGGCTTCTGTAATCAATTTACCAGGTCCTGGTGAGAAACAACCCGACCTTTCTTATTTTTCTGCCATTCTTGTTAGCTCAGGTGAAAACCTTAACCATGCTTTTTTCTTAGGGTCAGAGCTAGTAGCCGCTGCTAATACTATTGTTAGTAAAGCACTAGATGTGGAACATGAAGAGACTGAGATTATTGGTCATTTATATTCTCATGCTTTTACTGATGATCAGCATAAAGCACTTGACCTTACTGAGTTGTCCTCTACTGAGACTGCAACTTTAGATACTAAGGATATGCATATACAAATAGGTTCTATTGTTTATAAAAATAGATTTCCAGACATAGCAAAAGAAATTGCTAATAATGAATGGAAGGTATCTATGGAATGTTATTTTAAAGACTTTGATATTAAAGTAGGTGATATGATTATACCAAAGTCTGTAGCAAACTCTTTAGGTATTGAGTTATCTGATGAAAGTATTTTTGGAAAATCAGCAAAGATAATGAAAGGTGGTAAAGAGGTAGCCGAAGGCACTGTAGCTAGAGTACTTAGAGGGATATGTTTCTCTGGGTGCGGGATTGTTAAAAATCCAGCTAATCCTCCGAGTGTTATTTTAGAAACCGCGTCTGATGATGATATTAAACCGATTATATTTGATCTTGATTTAGTAGAAAATAGTTCTACAAAAGAAGAAGTTGTCACACCTGTTATTGATAAAAAAGTTGAGGGTATTAATGTAACCTCCCAAAGTATAGAAGATAAAAAAGAAAACTCTAATTTAAATTATGATGATACAGTGGGTATTTGTATAAATTACAAAAAACGTCTCACTGATAAGCACGATGTTGTTTTGGCTGAAAACTACTGTACTTTGTTTGATTCTCCGTGTACTTCTGATACAAGAGATGCGCTTGACCCGCGCTGTCTCAGGTTTATTGCAGAATTTACGGCGTCATCTTATACAAAGAAGCTTCTAGCTGGTAAACAATTTGAACTCGATAGTAAAGAAAGTTCGAGATGTTTGTTAAGATTAGAAAAAGCATTGGTTAATGCCAAAAAAGTTTTTACTGACAAAAATAAGGAGGAAAACTAATGCCAGATTTAGGACAAGCACAAACAGGTTCTTTAAACAGCACACCTAGACAGGTAAAGATTACAAGCTCAGCAAATTCTGCTACTGTATTCAAGAATATGGGTAATAACCATAATGTACCGTTTATGTGGTCTGCTACTGCTACTGTTGCAAGTGGTACTACCTCTGTTACTGTTGCTAGTGGGGTTAAGTTCTATGATATGGACTTGGCTGCTTACGCTAGTGTAACAGCTACACCTACAACTAATGCAGGCTCAGATCATTGGGTGGCTTTTGATACTGAAGCTAACACAATCGAAATTAAAATGGCCAGTGTAAAAGCCGATGCAGATGTAGATTTTAATTTACAGTTTATGTTAGGACCAAAAATTGATGTAAGCACACTTAGTACTAGAGGTACTGGAGCACCATCACAGAGTTACCCATAATTAATTAAAATAGCTTATTAACTATTGCGGAAAAGGGTATTAAAATTTTTACTAAAATAGGTTGGTAGCCAAAATGAGTAAACAAAAGTTAATAACAAAAAAAACAATTTATAAGGAGGAAATACCTTAATGGATAAAGACACATTAAAGCAAGACATTGAAGCTATTGTAACAGAAATCTTTTCTGATAAAGAAAGGGCTGGACAAGTACAAAAAACACAGGATGCACTCAATGAGTCTGCTGAAACAATCGAAACACTTACTCAGTCACTGGAAGCAAAAGTGATTGAGCTAGAAGAAGCTAATGTATCTTCTAAGACACTTACTGCTGAGAAAGATACTAAAATTTCCGAACTTACTACTGAGCTTGAGGCGGCACAGTTAAAAGTAACGGAATTAGAGGCTTCTCTTGTAGAAACCAAAGAAGCACTGGAGAGTATAGAAAAAGATAGGGTAGCTGAGTCTAGAATGACTGAACTCAAAGAAGAGAAGGTAGCTATTTTGTCTGATCTTAAAACACAGACCGCCAAAGTTAAGGAACTTACTGATGAAGAGTTTGCATCTTATAAGGCTGACCGTGTAGAACTTCGTAATGCTGTATCTGCAGAGCTAGAGGCTGCTTCTAAACAAGAGCCTGCTTCTGACAAAGAAGAGGGTACTTCTGGGAAAGAAACTGCGTCTAATAAAGACGTAAAGACTCCTCCAGCTAAAATTACTCCTGGACAGAGTATGGCTGCTGCAATGAATTTTGAAAGTAAACCATCAGATGATATGTTGACTAAGTACGCTAATATGGGTAAAGCCATGGCTGCTAGTATGACTAAGACTGATAAATAAATAAATAAATATTGAAATTAATAAGGAGGAAATAAAGTATGTTTATTCCTAGACATTCAGTTGTAGAGAATCAATTTTGTAGCTACGCGGAGAATGCTTCTTTTGGGGCTGCCGGGGTTGGGGGTGTTATTGCTTATGCCGGTTCTGTAGTGTATCTTGATCCTGACGCAACTAACCAAGAAGCAATGGTAAAAAAAATGGCTCACAGTGTTTCAGAAACACCGTTTGGATTTCTTATGCAAAAAGTTAAAGCTGGATACCACAGTGTACATCCAACTGGGTTTGTTATGCCAGGTGATTTAGGTTCCAGTGATGCTATATCTCAACCAGTTTATGATAACACTGGTGCGATTGTGGGTACTAAATCGGTACCAGTAGGTGTAGCGCACCTCGGTATTTTTGACACCGTGCATTACACATCACTTAATGGTGTTGCTGCAATAGCGCCAGGTGAGTCCTTGAGGGCTGCTGCTGATGAAGCAAGAGTAACAACGAGTGTTGGTTCATCTGATGGTTCTACTGACAAAGCAACTGGCGCAGCTATTAGTGGCGCGTCTGGTACTGTTGTTGCTAGAGTAGTTAAGGGAGCTAGTGCTGCTAAAGCTACTGCTAATATTGCTAACACCACGCTATACCCAATTAGAATTAAACTTTTAGTTTAGATTTTAAAAAACTTTGGATTAATGTGATATACACATCCAAAATTATTATAATACATTTAGGAGGAAATTATGGAAAGAAAGGAAATGATGGAGCTTTTTAGAGCAACCGCAGAGGTTAATACCCCTGAAGGTTTGGCTGCTTATCGAGCATTTGCAGCTGCTTTAACAACTCCAATACTACAAAAGATCGAGCTCGACTCTATTATGCGTCAGCTCTTTACAGTGGAAAGATTAGGCCCGGGCGCTCAGGCGGTTTATCCCGTCGCAGAAGATTTTGAGATTCCAGTATGGGTACTTCCAGGACTTGGTTATGTTGCACAGAACTTCATCGAAGGTATTGGTGAAGAGGTATACGTTCCTACGTTTACTATTGATGCGGCAGCTGACTGGAAAATTACATACGCAAGGGATTCCAGGATTGATATTGCCTCAAGAGCAGCAACGCGTGCCGCAAAAGATCTAGCAAATTATGAGGAGGAGTGTGGTTGGCGTGTTATTATGCCTGCTGCTACTTCTGCTTTCTCAGGAAAAGGGCTACTTGGTTCACGCCCTGCACCTCTTTATGAGATCGCACCTTCTGCTGCTGGAGCTGGATATCTTTCTAAGGAATTAATTAATAAGATGATTGTAGGATTTAAGAGGACAGGCAGGACACTTACTGATCTTTATGTATCCCCAGAGGATGCTGCTGACATCAGAGAGTGGACTGACACTGATATTGACCCTGTTACTAGGCGTGAGATTTTTCAGGCGTCAGGTATGGGTAGTATTTGGAATGTAACTCTTCATGAGATTCAACATCTAGGAGCAACAGGACTTTATAACATTAATGGTAGTGCCTCTGCTTATGGTAAGTTTGTGGCCACTGCTGGTACTGAGCAGTATAATGGGTATACACTTGATAATCCTAATGTGACTGCTGCTGATGGTACTATTAGTGATCTCGGCGAGACACAGATTATGGGGTTTGACCTTAGTGTTAATGATTCTCTTGTTATGCCTATTCGTAAAGAATATGAGGCTCATGATGATCCCACTCTTCTTCGTGTTCAGAAACAAGGTTTCTTTGGTTGGGCAGAGCTCGGATTCGCTTGCCTAGATTCGAGAATGCTGGGCATGGGTATTATAGATAGAAGTTTATAATGTAAATATTTTAATATGGTGTGGGTCCTTAGGAATATTATTTTTAAGGACCCATACTAATAAATAAATAAAGGCATTATGTTATGAAGATTAAGTATGGTAATGATGGACTTGAAAATTTAGATAGTTTTTCTTATATATATAAAAGAGATGTGTTTCGAAGAAAACGTTTGTATTATAAATTTATAAATTCCTGTAGTGTGTGTGGTGAGTCATTTTTTATGAGGGCTACTTATCCTACAAAAATATGTAGTGCTAATTGTGCTCATCAATCAGAAACAATAAAAAAGAAAATTTCAAAAAGTATGTCTGGTGTAAAGAAGTCAAAACAAGAGTGTAAGGCTATTTCAAAAAGAATGTCAAAAGGCGGTGTGATTAAAAAAAACATTCCATTATTTGATACTTATGCTCATCAAATTTTTCCTATAGAAGAGGTAAAGAATGATAATGGTATTCTTTTAGTAAAATGCTCATTATGTGGTGAATGGTTTGTAGCTAAAAGAACTTCTGTGGAGGCTCGTGCACAATATATAAAAGGTAATATAGATAGAGAATCAAAACTTTATTGTTCTGATGGGTGTAGATCATCTTGTAGTATATTTAATAAACATAAATATCCAGTAGGATTTAATGTAAGAAAAAGTAGGAATATAATTGAATATACAAGTTATGAATTACAAATATGGTCAAAAGAGGTACTTAAAAGAGCTAAGTACGTATGTGAATATTGTGGTAAGCAAGCAACAGTCGCACATCATATACAACCAAAAAAACTAGAATCGTTTTATGCTTTGGACCCAGACAATGGAATAGCCTGTTGCAGTATCTGTCATTACAAATTTGGGCATAGGGATAATTGCACAACAATTAATATAGCAAATTTTGTATGTTAATTGGATAAAAGGACTAAAATGTATAAAGATAAAGTATGCACTATGTCGGGTTGTAATGAGGTTTTTACACCTACTTCAGGCAGTCAAAAATATTGTAATAATTGTAAAGATATTGCTAAACAAGATAGAGAAAAGATTCAATGGAGAAACCAAAGTAGGAAAAGAAATAATTATGTAGAATTTACGCGCAATTGTAAGTTTTGCGGTGTAGAATTTATTACTTATTATAAAAATAAGACTACTTGTGGCAGTCTATCATGTGAAAAATCCAGATTAAAAAAAAATAATCTAAAAGCAGAAAAAAAGCGTAATATTAAGAAAAAATATATTACTAAATCAAATCAAGAAAAAAAACGAATAAATGATCTTAAAATTTTTACTATTTATTTGAATAATTATAATTATAATATAATTGATAGTTCAAATTACATTAATTCGCATGTTGGTAAATTATTATTAGAATGTCCAGAAGGGCATAAATGGTATTCGACCGTTCATAATTTTAAAGATAATAATAATAGATGTTTTATTTGTTACTCACAAAATAATTATACTTCTAAGTTTGAACAATCCGTTAGAGAGTACATAAAAAATATATATGATGGTAATATTTTATATAATAATAGAGAGGTAGTATTTAACGAAGTAACTGGTAAATATTTAGAGCTTGATATTTATTTGCCGGATATTAATAAAGCAATAGAATGTGACGGTGAATATTGGCATTCCAGAAAAGACATGATTTTTAGAGATAAAATTAAGGATATATTTTGTGCGGATAATAATATTAACTTATTACGTATTAGTGATAAAAGTTGGTATAGAGATGAGTGCTTTGATTTAATAACTAATTTTGTAATTAACTGACTTTATAATAAGTAGGTATTGATGTATATATTTATGTATAATATCGTAATGGCTGTGATACTAACTGAAGCATTAACTGAATTAGTGGTTAAATCTGAGCTTTTTTGGCCAATGAGAAAATGGTTATTTGATCGTGGACAAAATAGTAGAGTATTTAGCTTTTTCCATGAGCTTATAGATTGTGGGTATTGTTTTTCAGTTTGGGCTGGTTTTTTTTCACTGGTGTTAGTATTAAATTCTGATTATACACCGATTTTATTTTTTATTACAGGACTTATTATACACCGTTTATCAAATTTAATACATAATTTGATAGATAAAACAAGAACTAATTAAAAGGACAAGGTAATTAACAAACAGAAAAGGAGAAAACTATTATGATTATGCGAGGATATGTTAAGAACATTACACCTAATTGGGCATACGCTATGAAAAGGTCTGTACGCCCTGGAGGAGAAATTGCACTTCAAGATCTTTTTGAGCAGTACGGTAAAAAGCACGGTATGCCTCCTAATGAACAATTTATTAGTTGGCTTAAAGATGTAAAGCTACCGGATAAAACTACTTGGAAGATTGTCTATAATGAAGATTTGGATAAGTTAGAAGTTGATATTCCGGTAGAACCTCAAACAAGAAGCCAAGGGGGCAGTAATGTACCTCCGATGGTTAGTAAGGAGACTACTGTAGATGATATAACGTCATTATCTGTAAGAAAAGCAAGAGAAGCTTTACCAAAAATTACTAATCTTAATTTACTAAGATACGCTTTGAAAGAGGCTAATCAGCTTACTGGAAAGGATAGTCTATGTAAATTATTACATAAGAGAGTACGTGAATTACAGATTTCAAGATAAATAAAATTAGTTATGACCTATTAAAGGGCTGTGCGTTTATTAGCGTATGGTCCTTTTTTTATTTATGTAACCTGCTTATAACTAGTTGGTTTTTGCAGATAATTATTTCGGTATTGGGAGCAGACTACGGTGATTGATACTGACTTACTACTGAATACATAATACTAAGGAGAATACATGATAAGTTTATCGTTTACAGTTGATAATATAGCTACAGTACTTACAGCGTATAACTATATACAGATTGCTAAGTACGCAGGCAATGAACCGGATCAGCCACCAAACCCTACTGAGGATTTAATTGATTGGGTAACTGTATTAGGGTCAGAGACTTTTCCAATACCTATTGCATTACACGCAGGTCAGACTTTCTATCAAACTTATGATACTGACGGTAACTTCAGTGATTGGTATAGTTCTAGGTATATTATGGTTACTACTGAAAGTGGTATTGATACTATTAGTGCTGCTAATGGGTGGTCATCTCCAATACTAGGAGAGACTGGGGATCTTTATTATAATCCGGAATTCCCCAGAGAAGTCTTATATGATACAGATAATCAACGTATTATAAATAGAATAAGGTTGTATATAGGTGACCCTTTATCACTTATAAGAGAATACGGAGTTGAAGCTCAATCATCTATTCATCCTGATGGTAAAACTTTTCAGCTTGATCAAAAAGGATGGCCGGTTTTTATAACTATGGGGGGTAAGTCTTTTATAGACACTTTAAATCCTTCAGTAAATGGTTATAAGTATCTTAAGTTTCAAGAGTACATAGATGAGGTATGTATAACTTGTTCAGGTATAACTAATATTTGTGGTACAGATACAATAAAAGAGATCGAACACGGGGTAGATATTTTTTACCACTCTTTTAGGCATTCTGATAGAGAGATTATGGAGGCGTATGATACTGTAATGCCTCCTACTGGGCTAACAACTGTTACAGCTACTTCTCAGGCGTATATATTACAGACTGCTATAGACTTACTGCGTAAAGAGTTATGGGAGGACGCTACTGAAGATGGGAGCTTCATAAAAGATGAAGGATCTTCCTATAACCCAGAAGCCGGCTTAAAAATTAGAAAAATGTTGTTGGATGACCTGAAGAAAGATTTAGATGAGGTAGTGAATTCGTTAATGTTGAAAGGAATTACGGGGGTTAGAGTTGATTAGACTATGGGTAAAAAATTAACAATAGAATACGTAAAAGATTCTTTTGAAAAAGAAGGTTATGTTTTGCTTAGTGAAGTGTATATCAATAATAAACATAAGTTAGACTATAGTTGTCCTAAAGGACATAAGCACAGCATTGCTTGGAATGATTGGCAACAAATCCATAGATGCCCTACTTGTGTAGGAAATACTACTCTTGTTATTGAATATGTAAGAACTTGTTTTAATAATGCTAATTATATACTTGTTTCTAAAGTATATAAAAACGCTTACACTAAGTTAGATTATATTTGTTCTAAGGGGCATAAGCATTCTATTACTTGGACTGATTGGCAGCAAGGACACAGATGTCCTTATTGCGTAGGACAAGGTAAGCCAACTCTAAGCACAGTTAAAAAATCTTTTGAAAAAGAAGGGTATACACTTATATCTGATAAATATAAACGTAGTAAAGATAAGTTAGGTTACACGTGTAAGGAAGGGCACACACATTTAATTACTTGGGCTGATTGGCAGCAAGGATACAGATGCCCTACTTGTTCACATATTAAGAATGCAGGCACTGGTCATTATAATTGGAAAGGTGGTATCTCGTTCGAACCTTATTGTGAAGTTTGGAAAGACAAAGAATACAAACAAAGTATAAGAGATCGTGACAATAATAAATGCTTAAATCCGTATTGCAATTCTAAAAATCCAAATGATCTAACTATTCATCATATAGATTATAATAAAAAAAATTGCAAACCAAGTAATCTAATAACAATTTGCAGATCGTGCAATTCTATGGCTAATAAAAATAGAACGTGGCACAAAGCTTGGTATAGAGCAATAATTAAAAATAGATATTAAAAGGAGAGCTTAATATGGCTCGTGGACGTATTAGCCCAAAAACAAAAAACAGATTTCGTACGGCTATGAGGGACGTTATAAAATGTTTAAGTAGAAAAGTGCTTGTTTATAAACAATCTATAAAAAGTCAATGTAGTAATTGTTATTATGATAAAGGCACAGATAGCTCTACAGGTAAGTGTAAGTGGACTGCCCTTGAGGCAAAAATTAAACAGTCTGAATGGTTAGCTGATGGTAATATGTCTTTACAGTTTAAATATTTTAAAGTAGGTAGGTGCCCTATATGTCTAGGTAAAGGGTTTTTAGAAACACCTCGTAAAGTTTATACAAATTGTTTGATTACTTGGAATCCTGATGATAGAAATAAGATGGTTTATACACCAGCCGGTTCTGAGGGGTCATCAGTAGTTCAATTAAAAACAGATCCTAAAAATTTTGATACATTTAAAAATTGTAAAAAATTAGTAGTCGACGGTGTAAATTGTAAGTTATCTAAGCCCCCAGTATTAAGAGGTCTAGGTAATCAAACTGTGTTAGTAATAACTGCGTTTACTACTGATAAGCCTAGTATTGATAGTGATGAGATAATAAAGGATTATAGTAGTTAATGGCTGATTCTTCTAGAATAACTAGGGTAGTAAAAGATATAGAACGTGCTTTTACTTATCATTTAAAAGAGCGTTTAGTGGCTGAAGTACCTAATTTTAAAGACCTTATATTGACAGGTTTTGATGGGCTTTCTGATAGGATAACTGATCCAAACAGTAACACCGATCCTGCTTTATTTAGAAAAATATTTCAAGAGTCTCTTGATGCATTTAAGTTTATAGGGGAACATCCTACTACTGGTGTACGTATTATTTTACCTGATCTATTAAATTTTGACTTTAATGGTATGAAAATAATAGAACGTATTTTAGAGGGTACTCCTGGTACTTATGTAGAGGTTAGTCATGATGATTTGGAAAAAATAACAGGTAAAACAACTATTAATGCTGATCCTATCGACTCTACTGTTCCAAGAAAAAAACGAGTATATATAATACAGTATACTCCTAGTCTTAAAAATAAAGAGAAAACTGTTTTAAGTCGAGAATTGATTAAATTTCCTTTTTCTAATGTACCGCCTCTAGAAGACGAAGTATTTGGCGCCGCAGATGAGTATTATGAGGAAAATATAGACGCTTGGATAGACGAAGCAAACGAAAAAAGCACTAGACTGATCAAAACAAAATATTAAGGAGCTTGTTATGGAGATGACCCAGTTAAGAAAAGAAGATCTAAGTTTATATAGGTATATAAAAGACACCGCTCTCAGGAATTTTATTGAGAAAGACGAACAAGTTTCTTTACAGATTATGGAGCATTTAACTTGTGCTGGAAGTTATGTGTACCAAGCTATGTCTAATACTCTTCCTAGTCCTAATGATAGGGGACGTGGTTGGGTATTTTTTGACTGCCCATCTTATGATAAAAACGGAGAATGTCAGTATTTGAATTCTACATGTGTTCCTGAATTTGTTACAGTACAAGGTAGGGATCTTGATACTTCTGTTTCAGGATGTTTATACTCAGACGGTAGTTATTATACTACTGAAAGTGGGATTACTAATTGTTCTGGGATTATGGTATTTGGTGGTAATAAGTGTGTAGGTACTCCTGAACAATCAAACAGGGTAGAGGTTTATGATGAAAATTTTGTAGTAATTTCTGGTACAGAGTATATGATAGATTACAAAGATGGTAGGGTTATTTTTGATAATAATAAGGTTATTCCTCGGTATATAGATTATTATTGGAACTACGTAAGTGTTGTCGATGAATGGGCGGCTATTGAGGCAGCAGAGCCTCCAGTAGTAGTGGTAGACATGCATGGCACAGACAAAGAGGGGTATCAATTAGGCGCTGGTAAAAAGATTCAGCGAAAAGTAGATATACATGTGTTTGCTAGTAGTCCTTCGGAGCGAAACGATTTAGTAGAAACTATATATGATAGTTTATATTTGAAATCCGCTCCTATATATAACTTTCCTACTGGGGATGTACTAGATTATGATGGTACTTTTTATGGTAGAAAGAAAACTTCTAATAAACTAACCTCTCTATTTAATAGAACCTCTTTAGATGATTTAGGAGTTACGCACGGTAATATGACTTTTAGTAAAGTTTCTGCTAGACATATTAATTTACCGTTAGTAATGTCTCGTAGCACTAATGAAGTAATACTTAGTGATCTTAATGCTTATAGGTCACGAATAAGTTTTGAAATAGAGACTTATACAAGGAAATAAAGGAAAGGGTCACAGTATGCCTTCAAAATTAACAATAGAGAGAGTTAGAAAAGAGTTTCAAGAAATTAAGTATACTTTAGTGTCAACCGTATACGTTAATTCTAGACAATCTTTTAAATATGTTTGCGACAAAGGGCACGAGGGTAGTATGCGTATAGATCATTTAAGAAAGGGTGTAAGATGTTCTAAATGTGTAGGTAATAGGAAATTATCTATCGATTTTGTGAGAGCCTCTTTTAATGATGCTGGCTATGTACTTTTAACTGATAAATATATAAATTCTAAAAGTAAATTAAAGTATATTTGTCCTAAAGGGCATTTAGGTAGTGTTATTTGGAATAATTGGTTACTTGGTAATAGGTGTATGGAGTGCTCTGGTAAAAAGAGGGCATCATTTAAAAAAATAAAAGCTTCTTTTGAGTTAGAAGGTTATACTTTATTAAGTGATAAATATATTAATAGAAATAGTAAACTTATTTCTATATGCCCAAAAGGGCATGTTTACAAAGTAAGTTGGGAAAATTGGAATCGTAATAGCTCTAGGTGTTCAAAGTGTTATATGGCTAAAATAATGCCCACAATATATGAAATAAGAAAATCCTTTGAAAGTGAGGAATATATTTTATTGAGTAATGAGTATAAAAATGCACGTACTAAATTAAAGTATAAATGTTCTAAAGGGCATTATAACTCTATAAATTGGAAAGATTGGTCGTCTGGACATAGATGCCCTGATTGCTATTTTATAAGTATATCAGGGGATAAAAACTATAATTGGAAGGGTGGTATCACCTTTGAGCCGTACTGTGAAGCCTGGAAGGATAAAGAATACAAACAAGACATAAGAAATCGTGATGGAAATAAATGTTTAAATCCGTACTGTAATTCTAAAAATCCAAAGGATTTAACAATTCATCACATTGATTATGATAAAAAGAACTGTAACCCAAGTAATTTAATAACCATCTGTCGTTCTTGTAATAGTAAAGCCAATAAAGATAGAACTTGGCATAAGAATTGGTATCAATCAATTTTGTATAAAAGATATAATATAAAGGAAAGGTTATCGGTTGTATAGTAAAGCCTCAATATATAACTGGTAATACGGACATGAATTATCATACCAACCTGAAAGCAGTATAAAAAAAAATTAACAGGAGGATTTAAAACATGGCAAGAAATAGAATAATCTATGCTTCACAATCAGTTTGGGTTAATGGAGAAGTGCTCTATCGAGTACAGTCTCTAGGAACCACGACATCATTTACGAGCGAGGACATAAACTAAATGTGTCCCTTATTTGGTAACAAGTAAGAGAAAAAATTTCACGGTATGCGGGAAACTCTAGTTAAGCTTTAGGTACTAACCTGAATTGGTAGTAATAATCTTAAAGATATAGACAATCCGCAGGAAAGGATTTATAATGAAAAGAAATAAAGTAAGTAAAGAAAAACTTCAAGAATTAATAGATTGTCATAAATCTGTGGCCAAAGTTGCTACAGAGTTATCTATACCCTATAGTACTATATATTCGTGGTATAAATCTTATGATATAGAACTTTTACCTAGTTGTATGACTGTTTATGAAGAGTTAAGATCTGTAGAAATATCAGATGTTCATAGATCTGTTATATTAGGCTCTATTTTAGGAGACGGCTCTTTGCTAAAGAATAGGAAATCTAAAAATGCTAGATTGCAAATTGGTCATTGTACTAAACAATTAGATTACTTAAAATGGAAAAAAGATTTATTATCTCCATTTGTTAAAAAAATAACTTTAGCAGAAAAACCAGGACCTAAAATTATTAATGGTAAAAATTCATACTCTTCAGGTTACTATTTTATTAACACAATTGCTCATCCAGATATAACTGAGTACTTTAATAAGTTTTATGTTAAAGGTAAAAAAAGAGTAATTACTGATGTAATAGAAGATTTAGATTTATTAGCTCTTTGTATTTGGTTAGCTGATGATGGAAGTTTTTCTTTTCATGGTAGTAAAACAGCCTTAAGAGGTTCAATTGCTACATGTAGTTTTACTTTAGAAGAAATAGAGGTCTTAATAGTAGCTTTACGTAAATTTTTTAAAGGTACTATAAGTATTGATACTTATAATAGTACTATAAGACTAGGTAAAACTAAATACTTACATGATTTACTGGATATGGTAACATATATATTACCAGAATGTATACATTATAAATTTGTTCCCCAACGACTGCGTGTGAAACCCCTTTTAAAAAGGGTGAAGGTACAGTCTGAACTTGGCGGAGACGCCAAGAGGGAGAGTCGAAGAACTTTCCCCGCCTAACAGGTAAAGCTGAGGTCACTAAAAGTAACAGAATGATTTGAGCTTGGTCACTTAGATATAATCGACGTAGTAGATGATGTCCCTGCCGTTTCAGTAACATTGAACACTAATGACTTTGGGGATGTTAAGACTTTAGCCACATTGGCTCAGGTTATCCCAGCCAAGGTTGAGATGGCTATTACCGCAGTTGATGGTAATGCGAATTTGGTATCAGATCCAACAGGGACTGCTAATTATCTGCATGGGGTATCTCTAGCAGACTTTGCAGTAACTTGTGGTAACTTGCCTGGTGTAACTTTATGGGCACCAGTACAAGAGGAATGTTCTATTGGAACATTGTCTAATAATATTGATCAGACATTGTTTCTTGATGAGCTTTTTGTTAATAGTCTCGAATTTAGTTACTCTACTGGAGCAAATGCTACAGAGAATTATGGAGCAGAGACTGATAACAAGATGTGGTTGTTAAATGATGGTAGGTTTGTAAACTACGAGGAGTTTACCCTTTTATCAGCTGGGGCTCTAACAGATGGATTTGTTATGATGACCTTAGGGGCTGGTAATGATGTAGCTACACTAACTACAGGGCTTGGTTTTCTACGGAAGAGTGATAGTGGAGCTCCTGCTGTTACTTGGTTCGATGAAAGTAAAAATGAGATGATTAACGTTGAGGTTGTAACCGGCACGGCAGCTGCTGCGACTACTTATGTTTATGATAATACCACTATGCCAGCACAACATAAGCTTTATCTACCTACAGGAACTAATGCTCCAGCAGATGGTGACAGGCTTCAGTTGATTTACTCTGCGGATGCTTATACTCCTACTACTAATAATTATTTTGTTGAGCTTGAAGAGCCTACTGAAAGACCTGATAGTGTTGGTGCCCTTAGACAGGGTCAGGTAGAGGTGTATATCGTAGATCCGGATTCTTCTGCTACAGCGTTTGCTAATGCTTGGCGTTTGACGAGTGCTAATATTTCAGTTGATTTGACTCGTGAGCCTCTTACTGAGTTAGGGCATTTAGGACCTTATGATAGACCTCTAACTATGCCTATTCCTATTACATTGACTGTAGATACTACAGCTGGTGATTTGGAGAACTGGGCAAAGTTTGCAGGAAAGTTGGATGATTTGGATACTATGGGGGATATTAAACTTAGTGATCTTATGATTAAGGATAATCTTATCCTCGTAGTTAAGGTATATGAACAAACAGATGAGGAGGCTGGAGGAACTAGTACTGATAGAAAAGTTGTCAGTGGTTCTGCTCTTGACGGTGAGGATTACTTCCTTGACGGTGTTCTTGATACCTATGCAGCTGGGGATACTGAACGTGCTCTAAAAACGGTTGTAGTTAAAAACCTGAAGATTACTGATGAAGGTATGTCTCTAGATGTTGGATCTAATGCTACTCAGACTTTTGGATTTAGAACCACTAATGATCTATACGTTATAAAAGGTGATATTAATTATGCTACTGCAAAAGCTAGGCTTGCGCGTAACGCATAATTTTGATTAGGGGAGGGGTAATTCCCTCCCTTATATAAATACGGTAAAGGAAGGAAAAGGGCTATGGATAAAAAATATATTGAAGCTAGCAGAGCTAGATTAATACAAGATACTAGGAAAGAAATCACTAAAATGATGGAGCAGTCTTTAGATTTTGCACACGTGGCTTGTCCTACAGAAAATTTTAAACAATTAAGATCTAAAATCCTAAGGGCAGGGAACAATTGTATGCGAAATATGGCTAAAGAGTTGGATAACTATAACATTGAATATACCAGACTCACTGAAGAAGTAATTGAGTTTAGGAATAAAGGGTAAAGGAGAAAATTAAAAATGAGTAACGAAAATTTAAGTGATCGAAGAAGTTTTTTAGGTACGGATGAGACAGAGTATTTTATTGGTACTCCAAGTGCTGATGCTATTAGAAAGGCTGATTGGCAGTATAGTAAAACATACACTAATTGTTTAGTGGAGGGTATTACTACTAGTGCAGAGATGTTGGATATTCTTAAGAGGCGCGGGGTGATTGGAGAAGCTTTTGAAAACAGAGTAGAGGAGTTAACTACTATTCTGAATGAGTATATTCTTAGACTACGCGAAGCTAGCAATAATGAAGAAAAAGCTGAGTTGGCAATTCAGATTTCTAAAGCACGAGATAATCTTTTTCAGTGGAATCAGCGTCTTAGTGGTCCTATGAGTAACACTTGTGAGCAGATGGCGGATGACGCTAGACTTGAGGCACTAACATCTCGTATGATTGAGTATGATGACGGTACCAAGGTTTGGCCAGATTATGATGCTTTTTTGTCGTCAAAAGATCAGGCACTGTCATTGAAATCAAGGTATGAAGTTATGTTATTTTTGCAGGGATATGAGTCTGACTTTCTTGATAATACACCAGAGGCAGTAGCAATGCAAGAAGTACAAACAGATATTATTAATCAGGCTTCTGTAGAGGCTGAAAAAGCAAGACTAGTTGATTTGGAGAAAGATGTAAATAAGCCTGGTAAGATTGAAACCCCTAAATCAACAGATGATTCCTCTATTAAAGAAGGTGTTAAAAAGGCACCAGTTAAAAAATCCACGAGTACTAAGAAAAAATAAAGGCACAAAAGAATGATAACAGATGCTGAAGTAGATCAATACTTAGTGAGAATTTCTTCTGGTAAGTTAATAACTCAAATAAATAAAGAGTTTATAATCTTTAAGTATCCCACTAATGATGTAAAACTATACGCAGATGCTATCTATACAATGGCATATCAGGAGGCTCTCGATGAGGGTCTCCTGAATGATATAGACTTAGAGAAATTGATAAGAGATCGTAATATTTTTACAGCTGAAGATGAAAAAAAATTATCTAAATTAGAGTCACAGTTGGATGCCCAAAAAATTTTATTAGGGAAGACTACTAGAGTTAGGGCTAATCAAGATCGTATAAAGAAAATTATACAAAAGATCAAAGAAGAAATGTTTGTAATATCTAGCAAAAAATCTTCTAGGATGATGATGTCTGCTGAAGTTAGAGCTAATGAGGAACGTACTTTATATTTATGTTGGGATAGTACCTATGACCATAGGTACAATAAATACTGGAGTAAATTAAAGTACTTTAAAGAGACTACAAATATATCTTTTAGAGAAGAAGTTTTAAATACTTTTTTAAGGTTTTATTATGGTATACCTACCAATATAATTCGTTATATAGCTAGACATAGTTTATGGCGTATTAGGTATGTAAATAGTCAAAAGGTTTCAGAAAAGTTGTTCGGAAAACCTTCTTCTGATTACACTACTGATATGTTAAGCTTAGCATATTGGTCTAATTACTACGATAGTATTTATCAAATGATGCCAGAGGATCGACCAAGTGACTTAGTTATTGAGGATGATGATTCATTAGATGCTTATATGAAATCATTCTATGAGGAAAGGACACGCGAGGACGCTTCACGGCGAAGCAAACATAAGACACCTGGTAAGTTATCTGCATTTGATCAAGAAGAGGTTATTATTACTGCTTCTAACTCTCTGTATCGTGATATAACGTATGATACACCTAGAGAGGCAAAAAAATTAAAAGATAGAGCTGACGTGAAAAAAAGGACGAAACGCGGATAGGAATTAAGTAACTTGTGTAGAATTAAAGGGTATTTAATTATACCATAGTTTCGTATAAATTAAATTTTGGAGGCACTATCTTGGGCGAAAAAAACGTCAATATAAATATTAAATCTACTGGTACCACTTCAGGGGCAAATGAACAGTCAGCCCCAAATTCCAGCTTAAAGCAATTATACACTGAGTTTAATAAGGGGATGTCAAGCACGCAGGACGGTATCGTTAATGCGGTAGCATCTGCTATTAAAAAAGAACTCCCTACTATCCTTAGTAAGGTTATAACTAGTAATGCGTCTGGAGATAGTGGTGGTGTAACCAAGACTGAATTAGCCAATATGTTACAACGCCTTGTTGTGGACATCACTAAGCAGTCTGTTAAAGATGTAGCTGCTAAAGTACAAAAGTCTCCAGAGTCAGGCCTGGTAGATGTTGCTTCCGCATTGAAAATATCTAGTAAGCAAAGAGAAATCGCATATAAAAACTTTGCAGATGAGTTATCTAAAAACACTAAGGGTGTAGTAACAATAGATCCCTCAGTTTTTAAAGGTATTGAGAATGCATTGAATTCTAATTTAAAAGCAGCTATGCCTACTGATATGATAGCTTCTCTCAAAGATATTTCTGCTATTTTAAAAAGATTAGAGTCAAGTTTTACTAAAATAGCTTCTGCTGGTAAGGCTGTAAATGAGCAGCGTAAAAGTGGTGGTGGTTTTGATATAACCGAGTTTAAAACGTATTTAAGTTTGATGGCTCAAATGGGTACTGCTTTTAAAGAGTTAATTGCTGATATTACTTTGGTGCGTAGTGAAGTTAAGAAGCTTCCTAAAGAGTTTAATGATGGGGCATCAGCTTTTAAAGAAAGTGTGACAAGTTTTAGGGCGTCCGCTGTTAAGAAGAAGACTGCGGTGGTAAAAAAAGCCACTGAAGATCCTTTAAAATTAGCTCAAGTAATAACTTCAGAAATATCTAAAGTAATAAACAAAATCCCTCAAGCAAAAGAGTCTGAGGTGGGAAAATCTTTAGATGCTATAGCTAAAAAGTTAGAGAGTGTTCCTGATTTTATTGTTGTTATGAAGCAGCTAACTAAGCTAGTAGAAGAATTGAAGGGTAGTCCTTCTGGGTCTATAGATGCTGATGCTTTAAAGGGGAATTTAGTTAAGTTAACTGACGCTGTATCTATGATACCTAAAGAATTAGTACCTAAAGGTGTTACCAATAATAAAGAGGTTAAAGATTGGAATGCTAAATTAGAACTTGTTGTAGAAGGTGCTGGAGAAGTAGCTACTTTTATTAAAGATATAAAGTCATTAGCCGGTATTGAGGTTCCCTTATCTGTAGTTACAGATAAAAGTCTTAAAGGTGCAAAAAAAGATTTAGACGACTTAGGTAGGAGTAAGAATGTCGATTTCACTGCTTCTGTGTCTAAAAATACTATAATAAGTGATCTAGAAAAGCTTAGAAAGAAGGCTGACTCTACACCGTTTAATATTGAACTAGTTACTGATTCTCAAAAACTTATAACTCAACTACAGTCTGATTTTAAACAACAATTTAATGTCGCAGTATCCGCTTCAAGTACTACAGGAAATAAGCCCGATGAAAAAATATTTTCTGACCTTAACCAGTTTTTATCAGTACTTAAAGATACTTTAAGATCTAATCTTTACGTTGAACCTAAAAACCAGTCATCACAGGGCCTTTACGACGCTATTATGAAAGTAGTAACACAGATTGCTGCTTCTAAAGACGACCCAAATAAACTTAAAGCTGTGATTACTAGTGGTATAGACACTAAAACTGCTGGTAACTTATTGTCTAAGGAAATATTACCTCGTGATATTACTAGGTTAATAGCCTCTCTTGGTGACAAGTTGTCTGATTTAACAGACGCTATAAATAGCCAACAAACATCTAATCCTTTTTCTGGAACTACAGGTTCTACTTCTCAAAATAGACTACCAAGTACAAATGAGCAAGATAAACTTAAACAAATTGAAGTAAGACAGCGTATGAGGGAGCAGTCTGAGAAGTTTAGACTTGGTAAGGATATTAAAACTAGTCAAAAATCGGCTCCTGCAGACTACAAGTATAAAACATCAAAAGAAACTTTATACGGGTATAAATCAGATGTAATTACCCCAGGAAAAGATTATGAATTGCCCACACCTAAAACCCGTATTGATACAGGAGAGAAAGCAAGACAGATCATTAAAGAGAATGTTAATACTACTGCTAAATCTTTAATGGATCTAAGGAATTTTATGATTAAGCAGGTTGAAGAAGGCTTGGCATTGCGAGGTCCTGTTGAACAAACTTATGATAAAAAAACTAAAGTCACCACTCAGTCACAAAAGTGGAAAATTCTTAGGGGGGATGACGCTCAAGATCCGTCAGAATATTTTAAGCTTGCTTCTGGTATTAATAAGAAAGTAGCAGGTAAACAATGGACTTTTCAAATTGCGGATGTTGGGGCTATCGCTAAAGAAATTGAAAAAATGAGGCGGGATAATAAAGATTTTACTCCTGTTGATAGGACTCAATCACCTGAGGCACTTAAAAGCTTATTTAAAGATACAGTTAAGAATGACCTTTTAAATAAGAATAGGAGTAATCTTGGTGAATCCGTAGGTACTTGGTTAAAGCGTGTACCCACTGATGATATAAAGTCTTGGAAGTTTTCTCAACCAGACTCTGCTGAAAATTTAGTTAGAATTAAAAATAAAACTAATGAAGCTGGTCCAGGCGTTCCTAAAAAAATGAGTGATATGCTTAATAGTATGAATATTGGTAAGTTAGAGAGTATTTACCAGGAAACTTTAGGGGAGATGGAAGCCAATAAACGGCTTAATATTGGAGTAGCTGGATCGTCAAAAGGTAGTAAAAGTAGGAGTGCTCTTACCAGGACTTTAGCTGTACCCGCAGCACGTCTTACTGAGACAGGTGCTCAAATATTTGAAACATCTACTGGTAGTCAACGAGTTATACCTAAATTTGCCGAATATAAAACTGGTTTTGAAAATCTATTTAATCAGCTTAAAAGTTTTGGTACTAATATGCCAGAAAAGTACACTGAAAGAATACAAAAAGCAGGTATACGCCCTGATAGAAAAGAGTATGTTGAGTCTAATAAACTAGCTCAGGAGATGCTTACAGATCTCGCTTCTGCAAGTGACGCAAATAAAGGTAGATTAGTGAGCATATATAAAAAAGGGGCTATTGTTAGATCAGCGGAGTTAGTACGTACGGAGCAAGGTGACCCTGAAACATTTAAAGTAGAAGCTATTAGAAATATAGATCAAATGGGTGAAAGTTTAAAGGATGGTTCAATTTCAGTAGGGCAATTCATACAAGCTATGGATGGTGCTGGAGTGTCTGCTCTTGATGTGGTTAAACGTATGGAAACAGTTGATTTTAAAAATATATACCAAGTATTTGAAAAAGTACTATCCAATTACGCTCCAGGAGAGTCTCCAATTGATAAACTTACAAAAAATCCAAATCATGATAAAACAGTTCGCGAGTATGAGTCTTATCTAAGTAAGCTAGTGGGTACAATACCTATAGCAGACCCCTCTAGACCAAGAAGATATGCACATCAAGAAAAAATAGTCAATATGATGACTATGACCTCGCCGGTTTATGAGAAAGGTGCAGCTGGGTTAGATCCTGATCAATCTAAAAGTTATATACGTGATTTAAATATGGTATTAAAAAACTATATGAATGAATCTAAGGTATTATCTACTACTGAGTATGCTAGAAATATACCACAAGATGTTACAACTTTATCTACCCTTGGTGTTCCTGAGTCTTCCGCCTCTACGTTAGATGAATACAGATCATCTTTTAAGGAAGACAGTAAATATCTTAGTAGTTTAAAGGCTACTAATTTGAAAATGCACTCTGATGTTTTACCTGAGATGTCGCCTTTTGGACAACAATTTCAGCAGGCAGGCAGAAATATTGCCAGTACTACTAATGCTATGGCTTACAGACAAAAAGGTGTGCCTGGTACTGAGTTTCCAGGGTTAAGGTCTACTAGGGAGAATGAGCAGATTGCTGGCGGCAGGTACGGGGATCAAGGTTATGGTTTTAATGTAATAGCTGAGTTAAGAAGTACTGCAAATACATTTGAAGACCAGATGGTTATTTCAGGAAAATTAGCAGAAGTACTTACCAGTGTTACTAAAACAATCGTGCAGCCTGACGCTTTAGGTAGATTGGATTTAATAACAAGTGAAGGTAACTTACGAGATCTACCAAGTAATGCAATCAGTGTGGAAGATATCAGATCTAGAATTAAAGGGGAAGGCGGAAAGAAAGGGCAGGGTAATGTACTTACTGATACAGATCCGTTAGCGCAAATAGATGAACTTAATAGAGTATTTCAAAATGTACTAGGTGTGCCACAAAAGTATAGAGGTAGGGCTGATAAAACACTAATAACAGATATACAGAAGGCTGTTACCGTAGCTAGGGGACAGGATATAAACGTACAGACCGCTAAGATAGCTGAAACCTTTTTTAACTACTATGGTAGAAAATTTACTACCAGGTATGGTATGAAGGGAGTGGCTGTATCTCCTTCTAAAGGGTTTAAAGATTCGTCTGTATTAGAAGCCGCCTATAAGACTAAAAATATAAAAGTACTAAGTGATTCTGAGAGAGAAAAAGCAGGATTAGGTACTGCTATTCTTCCAAAAAGTATGGGTTCGTTACTTTCTGAGGTTATACAAAAAAATAGAGCAGTTATTCTAAGAAGTGACCCGGACTCTGAAACAGGGACCAAGTACACAGGTAAGGACGTTGATTTATTAAAGGATCAGTTAAAAGCTAGTGGTAGTAAATTTATGATGAGTATGTTTACTGATAAATCAGCAGGGGTGGTTTCTGAAAAAGATGCAATGGTACAATCGGATCTTTTTGAGGATGCCAAGAAAATGGTTAATTCTTTTGGGGGTTCGTTAGAACAAGGTTTATCTGGTATAGCTGGTGTAAAAATGTTACATCGTAAGGAAGTAGAAGGAGCTAAACAGTTTGAAGAAAAACCTATAGATATTAGAATTAACTCTAGTAATGCTGGTAAACGTGGTCTTCAAACAGAAAGCCTTGAGATGATGATGAATAACGTAATTGGATCTGGCTGGCAAGGGTCTACAACATTAAATACTAAGTTTGATACTAATACTTATAAAAGCATGCTTGGTACTATGGAAGAAGGTAAAGAGTTATTTCCTAGTCTAGGTGAATATAGTAAAGTTTTGGGTTTTTCAGGCACTGGAAAGTCACAAGGGTCCATACGT